CGGTGGTCGCCGTATCATTGCCACTGCCGTTGTTGCAAAGGGCGGTGGTGGTGGTGGTGGTGGATCCTACATCAACCATACCTTCTCTGCTTCTGATGTTGGTGCCACGGTAACGGTTACTATTGGTTCATCTGGTGCTGCTGGTTCTCCTGGCGCTGCCGGTGCGGCTGGTGGTGATGGAGGTATCGGTGGTAACACTACGTTTGGGTCGTTCTTCACTGCCTACGGTGGTGGTGGCGGGCGTGGCGGTGCCATCTCGGCTGCTGCAACAGGCGGTGGTGGAGGTGGTGGTAGGGCTGGTGCTGGCGGTACCGGTAGTACTTCTGGCGGTACTGGTGGCCTTCCTACGGCAGCTACCAACGCAATTGGTGGCCAGGGTGTAACTGGTTCTGCCGCTGTTTCTACTACCAACAACGCAGAAGACGGCGGCGGTGGCGGAGCTGGCGAAGCAGCTACTCCAGCTGGCACTTCTAACGGTGGCGGATCCATCAACGGCGGTGGTGGTGGTGGATCAGGTGGTGGCCACACGGCTACGCCTGCTGTCACAGCTCCTGGTGCTGGAGGTCGAACCAACGTCTACACATCTGGCGGTGGTGCTGCTGCTGGCACGTCTGGTCCTGCCCCTACTGCCGGTACAAATGGTGCTGATTGCTCATCCATCGGTGGCGGTGGCGGAGGAGGCGGTGGCGGATCTACGGTCCAAGCTGCTACCGCTGGTCGGGCTGGGGGTGCTGGTGGTCAAGGTGGCGGTGGCGGCGGCGGCGGGGGTGTCGGTATGAACCCCGGTCTCGGCGGTGCTGGTGGCCTTGGTGGCACTGGTTGGTGTATCGTTTACTCCTGGTAAGGGGAGGAACGATGAGTGCCGATTTTACCAGTATGGTTTGATGATCCGTTAGAAGACTATAGTCCGATAGGGCAGTGGTTCGACGAGCAGTTCAATGCCGCTGCTGGTCCAACTGTTTATCCGCTAGATGTTACGGTTGGAACGTTTACTCTTGCTGGAACAAGCACTGTCCTTCGGGCCTCCCTAACTCTTGTTAGTACTGTTGGTACGTTCTCTATTGCGGGAACAACCACAATACTATCGAAGCAGGTTACCTTGGGCACAACCCTTGGGACATTCGCCCTTAGTGGTACCAGCAGCCTTCTTCAAAAGGCGTCAAGGTTGGATGGAACAACAAGAACATACTCTGTTGTTGGCAATAATCTAATCCTGAGTCCTTTTGCTGTCCTCAACGTAAATGCTGGGTCATTTGCCTGGACAGGAGCTTCAGCCATTCTTGGAAGGCAGTCTGCCCTAAATGTTACAACTGGATCCTTTACGGTTGGCTCGTCCACCCTTTCCAGTAACCTCTTCTTCATCCTTAATGGCCTCAATACTTCCTACAATCTTGGTAGTAGCAGTACATCGCTACTATTGACACGGCGTATTGACGGTTCAGTGCTGAATTTGTCTCTATTCCAGATACCTGCCGAGGTTATTCGCAGGTTCCCGCTGAATCTCCAGCCTTCAACCTTCAACCTTCAGGGCACAGGTCTAGATTATTTCGCTACCAGGACACTCAACGCCGGTAGCTTGGAATTGTTGGTATATGTTCAAACAAGGGACATTGTTTACCGCCCAAATCGACAACCATTTGTGCCCACACCGGTCCCTAGAGGTCGAAATGAGTGGATTTTGGGCAAATTTACATCAGGAGGAAAGGGCTCCTTTAGAGTATGACACGCGCAACCGAAGATCAGTTCAACGAACTGCATGGATTGGTCACTAACGAGCTGATCAGCCGCATCAAAGGGGGTCTTGCAACGACGCAGGACCTCAAGGCAGCCGCCGATTGGCTGTCCAAGAACAACATTACTGGATTGGCCACGATGGGTTCTCCCCTGTCGGCACTTTTTGATTCCCTAGAATTGGAAATGGAGGACCTCGAACGTGCAATCCGGTAACAATGGAGATGGTCTCCAAGAAACAGTTCGAAATCTGATTGCCACAGCGGCCCTTGGGTTGTTTGGATGGCATCTCGTGACCCTCCACAATATCGCTAAGTCGGTGGATGTGTTGGTTAATCGAGCCGACGCAGCCAACCAACGCTTGGAACGCCTGGAAAACTACGTCTTTGTAGAAGATGGCCCCAGCAAAAAGTAAGTCCGCCAAGTATTACGCAGCCAATCCTGAGGCAGCAGCTAAGAAGGCGGCCTATCAACGAAAACTGAATAAAAAGCCTTCCGTCAAAAATGCCTCGGAGGAACGGTGGACGGAACGACGGAAGCGAGGAATTGCTGGGAAGGGTGGCAAAGACCTCTCCCACACAAGAGACGGGCGTATGGTTCTCGAAAGCCCAAAACGGAACCGCGCCCGGAATGGACACAACGGCAAATCCACTAAGAAGTAACCCACACAGGATCGATGATTCTGGAAGCCCCTTCTGACTACCTCTTCCACCTAAAAGCCATGACTAGCGCAGAGGCAAAACGTCAATGGAGATCAGCCATTAAGGATCATTGGGACAACCAATGTGTCTACTGTGGCTCTTCTGACAATTTGACGCTAGATCATGTCCATCCAAAGACCCACGGCGGGCACGACACCCTAAAGAATGTTGTGCCTGCTTGCCGCAGTTGTAACCAGTCTAAAGGTTCGAACCACTGGTTAGCGTGGTGGGTCGGTCAAGACTTCTTTGACCACAAAAACTTCTCCAGGGTTCTGTCCTGGACTACCGGTTAGTACTAACTTAATTCTTTTTAGGTAAATCAAATGGCTACTCTTCCCGCAGGCGGTTCTAGCTACGGCAACATCTCGACGGCTCCTGGTCGTCAGAGCGAGGACGAACTCAAGAACCGGACGCACACCACTGTTAACGTGTCGGGTGGTGTGACCACGACGACCACCGTTCCCGCTACCTTCGCTACCACCGCCACGACCGTTGCTGTTAACGGTACCGTTGCTGCCTGTAAGACCGCAATCCGTACTGTTCGTCGGACCGATCGTATTCCCTCCTCGAACAACGCAAACAAGACCGGTCGCGTGACCCGCGTTGATGTGGTTCAGGGCCGCATCCTGACCCTCAACACCCTTGTTGGTGGTACGCTTTACACCAACGGCACCTATAACGGTGTGGCCCTGACGGGTGGTACGGGTACTGGCGCAACCGCAAACATCGTTGTGTCGGGTGGTGCCGTGACGACTGTAACCCTCGTCAGCGGTGGCTCTGGCTACGACGTGACCGAAATCCTGAGCGCAGCAGCGGCTACCATTGGTGGCACCGGCTCTGGCTTCTCCATCCGCGTGGCAACCACCACCGGTCCCATCAACGCCTGAGGTATTTTTTTAAGATGGCTCCTAAGAAACCACAGACTCGCCTTCAACAGAAGGCCAGCAAGGCCGGTCGTATTGTAACCGGCCCTAAGGGCTCTAAACCTCAGTCTACCACCAACGCTGCTATCCAAAAACAGGGTAACAAGATCACTCGTGGTGGTCTTGGCAGTGGTCGCCCCTCTGGAACTGTTTCACAGACTCGTCCCAAGCCCGTTAGTACCGGTGGTGAAACTAAACCGCCTTCAAAACCAGACGGTCGCCGCCCCCGCGCCATTACTAATGGCAACAACCCCGTAATGCGCCAACTTCGAGCCAAAGCAATCCAAACTCGTCGAGTGGCTGAAGGTAAAAGCACCGTTGCTAGTCGTAACAGAAAGGCACCTACTCCTGCCCAACGCGAACGCCTAAGCAATCTGGTTAAGCAAATGCGGGTGCCTGGCGATTCTGGCTATGTGCGGGCTGCCGAAGCTCGTGGTAAAGCTGAAGTTGCCAAAGCACAAACTCGGCGCAATGCCCGTTCCGCCATGAAGAACATGGAGGGCACGCTGAAGGCTGCTCGTACCGCCCGTAATGTAGCTGGTGCTGTTGCTGGTGCCAGCCGTGGTGGTGCTGCTGCTGCGGGTCTTCAGGCCTACAATACTGGCGACTCCACCCTCAAGGCTGCCCTCAAGCGGGGCGACTATAAGCCCAAGCAGGGTCCCACCCAAAAGACCACCACAGCTTCCTTCAACAAGAAGTCCTTTAATGAGGCATTCAAGGCTGCTCGTAGTTCCGGCGCCAAAGAATTCAGCTGGCGTGGTAAGCGCTACAATACCAAGAAGAAGGGCGAGTGATCGTGCCCCTTTCTCGTGGATCTTCAAAGAAGACGGTCTCCAAAAACATCTCCAAGATGGTAAAGGAGGGTCGTCCCCAAAAACAGGCCATTGCGATTGCCCTCAGTAAGGCTGGCAAGAGCCGCAAGCGTAAATAGCCATTATCGGGGTCTAGGAGCTTCTCCTTGGCCCCCACCTTTTTTTTTATGAATATTCGCTCGTGGGAAAAAATTCCCTTAGAATTGGCCGATGTGTTTCTTCCTGATGAACCAGGAGTTTATATTGTAATGTCAGCAAAAGCTGGTTCAAATAGAGGACAAAATTTTACTAGGCCAATTTATGTAGGTTGTTCTCAAAATTTAAGAAAAAGATGGGCCGATGGTCATCATAAATTACTTGCTTGTTTGCGTGAAGGTGGAAGGGAGATCAGATACGTTGTCAGTGATGACTACAAGGCCGAGGAAGCCGCTTTAATTGCCAAATTAACCCCAATACTCAATGATCGGCCATAACCGTGTTACAGACGATTCTCGCAGGGCTAAGACAACAGACGTTGAACAACGCCTTAAAGAGGACTTTGGCCTGTTTCTTAGGCTCTGCTGGAAATCACTAGATCTTCCCGCTCCTACTCGTGCTCAACTGGCAATGGCGCGTTACCTCCAACACGGAGGCAAACGCATACAACTTCAATGTTTTAGAGGTTTGGGTAAGAGCTGGGTTACGGCTGCGTTTGTGCTGTGGAACTTGTTTGTTGATAAGGACAAAAAGATTATGGTTGTGTCGGCTAGCAAACAGCGGGCCGATGACTTTAGCATTTTTTGCCAACGTTGTATTCTTGAGTTTTCCTGGTTGAACCACTTGGCTCCAGTGGACGATGATCAACGATGGAGTCGCGTATCATTTGATGTGGCCGGTGCAAAACCAGCCCAAAGTCCCTCAGTAAAGAGTGTTGGTATTGGCGGTCAGTTGACTGGTAGTCGAGCTGATCTTATTGTGGCTGATGACATTGAAGTTCCGAACAACTCAGCTACAGATTTGATGAGGGAAAAGTTGCTTCAGTTGGTCACTGAATTTGAATCCGTGCTTACGCCTAAGAAGGACAGCCGTGTGATCTTCCTTGGCACGCCTCAAACCACATTTACAATCTATCGTACCTTACGAGAACGTGGCTATACCCCTATGGTGTGGCCTGCCAGGTATCCAAAAGAACTGACTGGATATGAAGATATTCTTGCTAAGGAACTTCAAGCCGACATCAAAAAACATGGCCTTGAAAACTTAGCTTGGACTCCAACGGATACTCGCTTTTCGGAAATCAACCTTCTGGAGCGAGAACAAAGCATGAGCCGAAGCAACTTTATGCTTCAGTTTATGCTGGATACCAGCCTGAGTGATGCCCTCAAGTTCCCCCTAAAGCTCAGTGACTTCTCCGTGCTGCCACTAGACCCACAAAAGGGACCATCGGATGTGATCTGGGGTTCTGACAAGGAGACCCTTCTCGATCTTCCCGCCGTTGCCCTTCCCGGTGATCGGTGGCATAGGCCAAAGGCTGTCTCAGAATACATCCCCTGGAACGACACCATCACGGCAGTTGACCCCTCTGGTCGTGGTAAGGACGAAACTGTCTCCATCATCCTGTCACAGATCAACGGCTACCTTTTCATTCGAGACATCTTTGCTACACAGGATGGGTACTCCGACACCACCCTAAGGGAGATCCTTAGACGCAGCCGCCAATACGGCAGTAAGATGTGTCTCATCGAA